CGTTATCTTTTAAGAGGAGATTTATTTCCTGAGAGATCATTGCAGATAATCTTAGGATGTTCTCCATATTGGAGAAACGAATCGGATCGACTGTAGCCATAGCGGCCTCCATTCATTAGGGTTATATTATGAGAGTGCTTCGGGCTGCTCTGCTGTTACCGGTGCGACCGTACCCTGCTGTATCATCTCTAGTATAGCATAAAAAAGGAGTGTGCAACAATGATTGATATTTTTGCTCGATATATTGACGGAGACTTCGTCTTTGAACCAATGAAGAGACGAGGAATGAGTAAAGGAGAATACTTGAGAGCTGTTGAAGCATGTCGACGCCTTAACGAAGACGGAATCCAGAGCTCTTCTTCTCTAGCTGCTTTTTTGCCCGATCATATAACTCCCGATCAGGTCCCTTCGTTACAGCTCCCCCTTTTTGGAGAAATGAATACACTCGAGCCCGAGCCCATTGCGATTGAGTCGCGCCCGGACGATGCCCGACAGCCCAAGCAGCAAGACCTCTCTTGTAAACTTGAGAAATGATTCCTTTGGAGATGCCTGTCACTTTTGCGACTCCTTTCAGGAATCTCTCTTGCTGATCTCCGCTTTTCATCTTTGATGTAGCGTCTCGGACTTCTGCTCGGAGCTTGGATGCGCTCAGAGTGTACTTGCTCGGCTTTGTCTTTTTGGTGTCTCCAGCTACAGGTTTGAATCGCGCAGCTCCGCTTCTCTTCCCTTCGATACGTTTGCGAAACTCGGCTTTACGTCTCGCTGCTGTGCTTCCTCCGAGTCCTGACGTGTACTTCTTCTGTATCTTTGCTTTAGCCATAGTCTGCTCCTGTGGATAACTTGTGTATATCATAAAATAAAAAGAGCCGAGAGGATTAGTCTCGGCTCTTTGATTATCCTTTAAAGACTAAGATTACTTCAGATAATAACCTGTTATTGATTCTTTTCTTTTTGTTTCGTCATTTCTGTATTTCAAAGGGATGTATGTATTTATATCTTCGGTTTTATATTCCTTACATCCTCTAAGTTCACATGGGAAATTGTAAGTGGTGTTAGTAGTCCAGATTGATTTTTTAGGATGCCAATAAAAAGTCTGTTCACCTTCTGAAAACTCAATAACCCCTTTTTCTTTCATTTCTTGCCCATTCACAGGAAAGCCGCGTTCCATAAGTGGCCATGATATGCGCTCAATGGTTCCAAAGTGGCGAGAACGAGATGTCATGAAATCCTTACTTTTAAGCGAGTTTAGAATAAAACGATGAAATCTAGATTTCTGCGATTGTGTACATATGGATGCAGGTTGTCGGGCGTCTGAAAATGTAATGGTAGATAACTTGGCAGAATAAGACATTAGGCGCGCTTTATCCCATTTTTTATCAGCAATTAATTTTCTTACTTTTTCGCGTATGATCTCGGAAGCTATTTCTTGCATTTCTTGATTCCATTTTTTACATCTCCATGAGCGGTTAGGATACTTATCATTAACCATTTTTCGGATGGAGAAAACTTCTTCAAGTGTTATTGGTGCGGGAAGATTGTTTGGTGTGTCGATAACTGATTTCATGATGTTCTCTCCTGTGTTGTTGTCATCATGTAAACACTATAACATAAGAGTTTTCAGATTGTAAACATTTTTTTTGATTATTTTTCAAACCTGCGATTCTGGTACACTCAGAGCATAAAAAAAGCCCGACCACATCGGGCCGGGCTACACAGTACGAAAGTTTAATCTCTAGTGATAATACCAGATGATGAGTCCGTCACCGTTTGACAATGCAGCACCGAAAGTCAAACGAGCAACGCCACCAGATCCACCGTTAGCAGATACAGAGAATTCATCTTCGTCTGCTGCGGTATCACCGAGAGCTGTCATGTTGCGAAGAGATAGACCATTCTTGAATACAAGTACAGAATTGATTGCTCCAGATGGAAGAGTCTGAGCAAGATCGATTGTAGTTGTAGAGCTACCAGAGATCTGTGCTCCTTCTTGCTTAAAGGCGATTCCAAGCTTGCTAGCAGTCACGGAGGAGTCTGATAGCTTATCAGAAGTCACGGAAGAATTAGCCAAGGCTGTGGTTCCCACGGCTCCAGAGGCGATCTTAGCCGAAGAAACTGAAGCTGATGCGAGTTGGTTTTGACCAACGACAGAGTTGGCGAGCATCGCGGAGTCGTTGATCGCTCCGTCTGCGATTTGGGCAGAGTCCACGGAATCAGCCGCGAGCTTAGCATTAGTAATTTGAGCGTCTCCGACGGCTGCTGTTTGCACGGCAGCTGTACCGAGCTTACTGCTTGTAATACAAGAGTCTGCGAGCTTACTTGTTGTAATATTTGCATCAAGTACTTTAACTGTGGTTACGGAATCGCTAGCGAGCTCACTTGAACCCACAGAACCAGCGATTAGCTGATCAGCTCCAACGGAATCGTTAGCCATTTTCGCTTGAGTAATTTGAGCTGAACCGATGGCTGCTGTCAGAATCGCGCCTGTTGAAACCTTGCCGGAAGTAATACAACCGTCTGCGAGCTTCGCTGTTGTGACTCCTCCGTCAGAGATGGAGATGTCGTCTCCCTGCTTCTCCAAACCGCCCGAGACAGTCACGGAGCCGAGGCCAGTAAATCTTTGGAACTGAATTGCAGTAGAGCCGAGAGTTGGAGCAGTGTCATTGATACAGACAAAGCCTTGATTGTCGTATGTGTTACCTTCGAGAGCAAAGAGGAATGCTCCTGGAAAGTCGTCTCCTGCATCCATGTCAGTAGAGCGAGACATTGCATTGGTAGCACCAGCATAGACCCAAACTCCGTTGTCTGCGCTATCTGTCTGATTGATGCAGAGAATTCTGTCCGAATTAGAAAGAGTAACTCCGTCCACGCTCGCAGGAGCAGAAGTTAGATCGATGTTTGATCCAGCTACAACGCGAACATTTTCTTTTACAGACAATCCAGCAGCAACAGAGTCGACATAGCTTTTATTCGCTGCATCGTTCGAGTTGCTCGGAGTGCCGACTTGCAAAGAGCCTCCGGTTAGATCGTATGTGTCAGTCAAGTCGAGCTTGCTTGCATCCACGGCATCAGCTGCGAGTTTGGCTGTGGTAATTTGAGCGTCTCCGACGTTTGATGTCTGGACGGCAGCTGCTCCGAGCTTGCTACTTGTGACCGCACCTGAAGAAAGTTTAGCCTCCGTAATACATGCGCTTGCGAGTGCTACAGTTCCGATTTCACCGTCTCCAACCTTGTCTGCAGTGATACAATCGTCTGCGAGAGCTGCTGTTGCAACAACGCCAGCTCCGAAGAATGAAGAAGAGTTAATCGCGCCTGATGCGATGGCTGATGATGTGACCGCACCTGAAGAAAGAGCAGCCGATCCGACGGCTCCTGATGCGATTTTTGCCGAAGTCACGGCAGCTGATGCGAGTTTTGATGCGTTAATAGCCGAGTCGACTATCTGACCGCCTTTAATTTGTACTGATCCCATGTGAGATGCTCCTATATAGGTTTATTGTTGATTACGCGTTTCTGTAGTCTCCAGAAAACTAAGTCGATGATTCTGCGATGTAGTCGACAGTGAGAAAGTCTCCTGTCTCGGGAGTGAAGTCTGTCGTCGTGAATGTAGTCGAGTTGTGTTCACTAAACGTTTCTCCTTCTACTTGTCGGACACCATTATAGTATACACGAAGAGATCCCGCCTGATATTCTTCGGGTATTGTGAAAGACGTGTTTGAGCCGTTACACTGGGAGGATAGATCAGCTTGTTTCATGTCTCCTCCGTCTCCGCCTGACTCGTTGATAAAGAATGCAAAACGAAACACATCAAAGCTCCTCAAGCACGATCGAAATCTCTGCATTGCCCGACTTCGATGCAACGAAGATTGACTCGGGCCTGTTCTTTCCTCGTCCAAGTCTGAGCACAATATAATTACTCTGTGGTACTGTCATTTTATGAGTCGGTACAGCTCCTCCGTCTGTGGCTCCGTTACGACAGACATATATCTCTTTCCCCTGCGCTCCGAGACTGATCTGTGTAGCCGGAGAAGGGAGAAGAATCTCTGTTGTTGTTGTATCTCCTGCCGTAAAGTTATAGAATGCAGGATATACGTTTAGACTTCGCAGATCTTCACTCATGACTGTCTCCGGTTGCGATTCTTCCAAGCTTGCATGACTTTGTCTCGGTTCGCTGCATAAAACTCTGGATCTTTGAGTGCGCGATCAAGAAATCCAGGAGAGTCAGGAGCAGGGATTGCTCCGACGTTTGTGCGCGGAGCTGCTGCCTGTTGTGGTTCAAGTGATTCTCCGAGCTCCTGGAGCTGTGCAGCTGTCGATGCTTCAGGAAGATCTCCTGCTGTGTCTGCATTGTCTTCTCCGATCATCTTCAGAGCCTGGAGATGTGGACGGATCGTGATCGGTGCTGATTCTGGGTTCTCTACTTGCTGATCAAGCCAGTCTGAGAGAGTCTGTCGCTCTTTGTCGCTCTTGCCTTTTTGCGCGCGCTCAAAGCTCCATTCTATTGCTTCGACGAGATCGGGATCTGTCAATCCGTGCTTGCTGATGGATTGGTATCGCTCGAATCGTTGCTCTGAGCTCTGGAGCCTCGTCTGCATTTCTGTCAGCTGCTGATTTAAGATGTCGACTGATGACATTGCCTTCTCAGCTTTCGCGAGTCTGCTCTGTGCTTCTTCGAGTGCTTTCTCGGCTGTGGTTGCTCTTGTTGCGACTTTGCCGATTCTCTCTTTGATGATGTTCTCCATTTCGGATTTTAGGACGTATGTTCGCCCTTCGTTTTCAATCTCTGTCATTGTAGTCTCCTATGTGGTTAGATTGAGTATTGTGCTCGTTCTGCTCGGATTCTCTCTAATTCCTGCTTTGCTTCGATTGGATCAAGATCGGGATTCATGATCTGCATTGCATCGACTGGAGAGATTAATCCTGCGCTTAATTTTTGGATGATGTCTTCTCTTTGTGCTCTCATCTCTTCGGGAGAGAGTCCGAGCGGAGTATATACGACTCTGTATCCTGTCTCCGGGAGTGATGCACCCAAAAATCTATTGCAGAGCATCGCACACTTAGACAGCATTTCTTCGTCTGCTCTTCGGAATACAGGAGCATATCTTCTCTGTGCTTCTCTTTGTCCGTCTCTGGAGATGGAGAGCGCATATCCTGATCTTGGGTCTCCGCTTTGTCTGAGGACCTCGGAAGAGATGCCTGCTGCAGTTGCAACTCTGTATTCATACTTTGAGATACTCTCTAATAGCTTCTCGGGATCGCTGTATGTGAAGGAACCGATAAGCGGTTGTCCTTGCATGTCTGGATCTGTTTGGAACATCAAGATCGAGCTTGGATCTGTAGAGATTGCAGAGCGTCGTCCTGTCAAGTCTCCCTCAAGCTGGGAGAGTCCTGCAAGATGTAGCCCGGCTACATACTTCTGAGGCCATGAATTATCGCGTACACAATGAACGTAAAAACTGAACAAAACTGCCGCTGTGAGTGAGCCATAAGCTAATTGTGCGGCGTCAAAAGCGTTGAAGAGTTGTCCTGTCTTCTCGGCATGATATAAGACGACCGGCAAGAAGGGTACGCCTTCTTTACTGCGATATGGATACGCGTCTCCTCTCATCGCTTCGTGACCCATGTACACTTCCGACATGTCCTTCCCGACTCCGCCGGCCGGAGTAGCCTCGAACATGCCAAACAAGGGAGCATTCGGATCTCTGATGTCTAG